GAACGCCAGAGCGTATGTCATCTAAATCAATACTCATTTGTAAAATATGTGATCCTCTATCTGGAGAAGATACTGCTAACTTCCATCCCTTACTGGCCTACCCCTAGCCAAGTCTAACTTCTGACTATCGGTAAGTTTTTCTTCATCATTTTTTTCTACAGGTTTAACATTACTCTTCATAAATTGCATGTAAACACGCCCTTCCTCTGAAATATGCCAGTGAAATTTCCATTCTTTCGGGCAAGTTTTTGACCAATCAAATAGCTGTTGAATGTTTGCATCGCAACGTATGGGTCTGTCATCCTTATCTGTCATCGCCTGATCCTTTTTCTATTGTTTCTTTATCGGCATCCCATTTATTTTTATTGGCAGGAGATTCAACCAGTAACCCTCTCCAAACATTTACAAGTCTGTCAAAAGAGGGTATTGCTTCCTTATCTTTATGTGTATTCATTACCTGTTGTCTCCACTTCCTCTTATCTTACCTCGCTCCATACGAGAGTTTAGCTTTTCTAAATTAAGTTCTACAGCTTCAGTCAAATCTATATTCAGATCATCAGCGACACGGGCTATGTACCACAGTACATCTCCTATTTCTTTTTTGAGATCCTGCTTTCGTACAAAACTAATTCGCCCATGATCATCACGATATATCTTTTTAATCTGGTTCATTAGTTCGCCCACCTCGCCAGATAAACCAAGCGATGGATAAATAATATCGTCGCTATATATTTTGGTCTTGCGAGTTTCGATTTGGTATTTGTTAAAGTCTAGCATTGTTACTCCTCATAAAATTTTGGGTAGCTGTCTTCAATAGTATACTTCAAAGCATTACGCAACGTCTTTTTATCTTTCTTTGATCCGATGAAATATACGTAGCGGTGCTTCGCTGATCTATTAATTCGGTTTTGTCTATCGCCCAGATGATGACGCGAGTGCTTACCATCTGCCCCTGCCATATCTGTGCGAGGTTTTGTCGTGCCAGTGAATAGGAAGTTACAGGCTTGATAAATAGTGCCGATGTGTTCTTGCGCGGTATCGGCATATGACACCACGACCTTTGGCTTTGGTAGTAATTTGAGGGAGCGAGACACTAGGAACGATGCCTCGTTTGGCAGGTTGTCTTTTAAGACTAGCCTGTTTAATTCAATTACGTTATGCCTATGCTCCTCACCGCATATGCCTTTGCATAGCCAAGGTGATGCAGGGCTTCCGTAAGATACCATCCCCACTAGCATACTATTTCTGAACAAACCGTAAGCGTAGCTAATAGATGGCATTCTTCTAGCGTAATGAACCTCTAGTATAAAGGGCTTCGTAGCTTCGTAAGGTATCTCCTGTACCTCGTACTCGTTTTGCATTTGGTTTGACCAACCAACAAACATAACATCCTCCTATTTAAACTCTATTTGCTTTGTCGTTTTGGTGAAAGTTTATTGGGTTGTTATGCTACGAAACGATGGTCTTTGATCACTCCAATCACATACCCTTGTGGGTGTGCGCGTAGGATACTGTCGTAGGCCCTGCGCGGAGTTGTCTCGTAAGATGGTAGCACCTCTACGCTACCGCCATACTTTCTTTTGTATACTACTTTATACTTTGGAAGTGTATTTAGTGATCGATTAAGTGCATCAGCATATAATTTAATCATAATGGTTTTGTATCCTTAATGTTGTTTGTGTTTTAATTAGATTAAGTATATCACAAGCCACATTGATTGTCAATAGGTTTTAATGGGGAGACTTGATCTCGCACCAGACGAAGAACCTCACGCCTTAGATTTAAGTTACTCTCCAGTGCGTCAAGTAACTGCTCTCGATAGGTTACGCCCTTGTCGTTTAACTTATCTGCCTCGCCCTCTAACTTAATTAATATGTGGGCATTCTTTTCACTTCGTTTAATTTGAATTACCATAATCACTGCCTAACTTTTGCTTGAAGTATATCCCAATCTCTAGCCTTATAACTAGATTTATATTTGGCCTCTCGACCAAGGCTATACACCTGCTTTGGATCTAGCCCATGCATATCTGCTAGTGTCTTAGCGGTACGCATAGTCCATTTAGGATTAGCCTTGGCAGAGTGCCAGATAAATTCCAGTATAGAGTTTTGCTCTAACTGCTGTTGTATTTGGCGTCTAGTCAGGCTCATCTGATTTTATCAAACCATCATCAGCGAGAGCATTCTTCAGGTCTTGCATACCACCAATAACATTATCCCATGCAGATAATTTGACGATGGAGAAGGGCGTTCTGTTGTGATACTGTGGCTCATCTATTCTTTTAAAGATGCCCATAACATCACCTGCTTCGGCATATTTTTTAAGGCCAGAAATACTAATACGTTTATCACCTCTTGTCTTGGCCTTGTAACATCGTATAACGCTGATGACATTATCATAAAAGTTCGGTGGACTTTCGTTCATAAAATAACTAGAAAAAAATTCACCTTTAAAATCTACACCGTCACCGTTTTCTAGATTATCGTATGTATCGTCAAACAATTTAATTACGCTTTTGTTAGCGTCTATAATATGCTTGTCGAGCATGGTTTGTGTTACCTTGATCTCAGCATAGTCAGTGTTAAATAAAGAAGTCATATTTGTTTTTCCCTTTTGTGTTGTTATTGTTGTTATTAATTTGTTTTCTGTCGTATGCACCTTTACCCTTTTTGGGTTTGACTATCTGTTGACGGGGGCGATTATACGCAACCGCCCTCGCAACGGGGTTAATAGGTTTTATCCTATATGTCATCTCTAGCTAATTACCCCCATTGAAAGAAGCTACGGACTCTTCATACTGAATAATATCTAACTCATCCGTTGTCAATTGATTAATGTAATTGTCTACAAATGCCATGAACTCAGATGTCTGGCTAGTAAATTTATTTAAGTCTCCAGCAAGGTAAGTATTCCTACCTTCCTCCTCAAATTTTTTCTTACGAATGTAATAATCACCGTAGCTTATCATTTGCTTGTGTCTCCTATATAAAAATTAAAGATACCCTACCATAACTAAGCCTAGTTAAACTGTCAAGTTTTTTTTTTAGTTGACAGACTTATTTTTTTTTGTTACACTCCGTTCACTAATCGGTTGAGGTTAATTATTAAAGCGAGTTAATTTTTTTTTTACGGGGGTATACACATAAAAAATAATATGCGATAATAATTTTTTTTTAATCTATCGGAGCAATACAAAATGCCAATCGATAATAATAAAATTCATTTATCTAAAATGACGGGAAAATTAGACGGGTTACACGCGATTAGCACAAACACTGTAACTAATGAGTTTTGCCAGAAAATGAATGCCTCGAATAAAGATAATCAGATTTGTACAATCTGTTATTCTCATACAATGCTGAAATCCTATCGTAAAAATATGCAACCAGCATTAGAACGTAACAGCGTCTTATTATCAAAAGCCATATTAGAATATGATGATATTCCCTTTTATATTCATGCATTCATGCGAATAAACGCACACGGGGAGTTAATAAACGATACTCACTTTAGGAATATAGTTTTAATCGCCCGTAAAAATCCACACTGTACATTTGCGCTATGGACAAAACGAAAAGACATTATTAATCGTGTCGCGTATCACAAAGATAATCACAAGGCGTTTGCTAATGGTATGGATTTACCTAGCAATCTAATCTTGGTTTATTCTAATCCCGTTATAAATAAGGTTATGTATTCCCCGCCTAGGCATTTCCACAAGGTGTTTAATAATGTGGAATACGACCACAAAACAAACGAACAAAATTGCACGGGGCAAAAATGTATTGATTGCATGATCTGTTATAATTTTGAAACGCCCAGTGTAGTTATTGAAGCAATTAAAAAGAACGGGCGAACAATTAAAACCAAACACTAGGCAATAAAAAAGGCCCCCAAGAAATTAATCAAGGGGGCCGATTAACCTAGTTTATTTATTATGCGACTGCGAGTTGTCTCCATTCGTCACTTGAAACAATCCTAGATACCTCGCGTTCTCGACTATCAAGCGTCACTGCTATGTTATCAGATGCCCCGCTATTGCGTACGGGGAATAAATCCGCATGGCTACTATACGCAGTTAACGCAGAATACAGCGCCCAAACACTACGCCCTCGCGCTATGCTTTCTTGCTCAAATTGTTGCATCATCAGCTTAACTTTACGACCCGCCATGCCAGCATTTTCTAACGCCTTTTCCGCTTGATCTGGGGTGATGGCCTTTTGCGCCCATGCTCTCCAAGTATCGACACGTAATAGAAAATCCTCACATTGCTTTTCGATAAATCCTGCGAATATATCGGGCGTAAATCCGCTTGTGTGTCGCGCCGCTTTCTTTTGGTATTCGGCACTAGTACAGCCATTAGTGCAGACAAGATCAATGGCTCCGCTATACAAACGAATAGCCCCGCTACCATTAAACGAATTAGTGAAACCCGCCTTAAATAGTAGTTGGGTTTTAGATCCGCTTAACTGGCGAATATCCGCGCCAATGCCGGAAAACGTCAATTCAATTTTAGTGAATGCCCCGTTATGAGATGATTGTTCGCGCAATTTAACATCGCGCAACGCTTCACGGGGTAGCGCCTTTTCCGCGCCTTCTTTAATCATATCATATAACGGGGCATTTTCGGCAACTCCATACGTAGCGCCAACGATACCCAAATTAATTCCGTTATCGGTACGTTTAACGAAACGGCCCAGCCTATCTTCTCTATATTCATAATTCCAAGATAATTCAGACGTTCTAACAGCGTCATATATGGGCGTTAACTTAGCGTTGAAATCAGTACGACTAGTTAACTCAGGCCATTCAATACCAGTTACTGTAGAGTTATTAACTGCGAAATTATTTAATGTGATTACGTTATTATTCATTATTTGTATTCCTTATATTAGTTAAATTAAACTTCGATTAAATGTGTTTCAGTATTAGCAAAATTAGTTATCTCAATTTCGTTATGATACCAACGCCTAAGATCTACTTTAAAACCTAGTGAGCCTAATGTGCTATGTACATCAGACGACGTAGCGTTACCGCATACATAGTCATACAGAACGCCCTCAATTGCTTTATAAGTTACTTCATTTAACATTGTTTGTATTACTCCATACTAGTTAAAGATAAGCAAAGATAACGCAGTTTGTATTTTTAAACAAGCGAAATAAACGCCCGTGCTAGAAAAGCGTTACCGTACCCCATATGGGTATGGGTATAGATAGCACATAAATCAGTTGGATATATTCGCCAGATATCGATAGCTAATAATCAAATTAGTTTTTCTTTTTTTTTTTTAGCGCGTCGATTGTTCGATCATTTATTACCCTGGCATATTAATAAGTTTTTGTAATGGCTGGATAAAAAATCTCTTTTTTAGGCTACGGGGCAAGGGCCACCGCCCCTCCTCCGTACGTTATGCATGAAGTGTGCAACGGATAGGGAAAATGGAGTGTCAACCACTTTGGCGCATACTACCAGACACACACACGGCTCGTACACAAAATGTTGACATATCGCGGATTATTAAATATAGTAACTAATACTTGCGAGTTAGTGTATATATTTACCCCTCCCCATTCGATAACGAATGTTATACCATACAAAAGGAGGTTCGTCAAGTAAAAAAGGTAGTTCGATGAGAAAAAATAACTTGACAAACAAAACCAAATCCATACAACTATATTCAGACTCAGGTAAGTTTCTGCTGGAGAGGTTCTATCGCGTAATGGAACAGGGGTTCTTAGTCGATCCCCTAACTCTACCATCACATACAGAGTACTATACTTGGGTTGCGCTTCGGGAGAAGTTCCCTTGTAGGCGTTTGAAGTTGGGCGAGGTATGTAAGCTGTTGCGTGAAGAGGGTTACACCGATAGTAAGGGCATACTTAAATCTAAAGAGGGAGAAGACCAGCCAACCTAGCTATGCTTATTCTTGCGAGGTTTGTTGTGGTCTAGGTTTGGACAGACGGTAGGGTACGGCAGGGTTGTTCGTAGTCCTTATTGGTGCGGATACCCTGCCTTTTACTATTTGGGGAAGATCTTATTATGTCAAGCATTGATGATCAGATTAATAGGTTAGAGCGAAAGAAGAAGAGGGCGCGTACTTTTTCAGAGAAGCAAAGAATTGATACTCAAATAAATGAGTTGAAGGCTCAAAAAAGTAGACGTAGAGAAATACCAAAAAATATGAAATTTGGTGGGCCACAAGACCAATTTCAAATATTAAATAAAACTGTACCTACAGAAAAAACCAAACAAATAAATAGACGACCTTTACCTGCTGGCAGATATGGAGAATACACCGCTAAAAAACCATCTGGTGTAGGCTCATTAGTTGACCCTACGTTCGATAGAACTGAAATATTTAAAAACAAAGGTAGTGGTAGTAGACCTGACGCTCTAGACGCGAAAGAACGAACATCTAGCGACAACAATCTACTAGGTGGTACAATGCCTACAGATGCAGAGATGAATGTTCTAGAAAAATTTGTAAGTAAGTTGGTTGGTCGCAATGTGCGCTTTGAAGACATACCAGACGATGATCCAGATTTTAAACAGGGCGATGGCAGTATAGAATATCCAGCAGGTAGGCCCGACTTACGTATGGGAGGCATGACTGCGAGATCAGCTGCCACCACTAAATTTAAGAAACCACTTGGTATGAAAGGTGGTGGGGCCATATCTAATGCAGAGAGAAGACGCATTGCCCGAATAATGCAAGACTACAAACAAAAGAAAGCTAGAAAATCTAATGGCAAAAGAACTAACAGATAGACAGAGGGCATTTCTAGACTGCCTATTTGACGATGCCAATGGCAACATACGAACTGCTATGAAGATTGCAGGATATAGCGAAAACACAAAGACTAGCACTGTAATACAAACACTACAGAACGAAATAATAGATAGGACGCAAATGTATCTAGCGTCGAATGGGCCGATGGCAGCA